ATGGGATTACTACAAAGGCACAGTGAAATAGCAGAATTATCTAGTGCATTACAACAAGCACAAGAACAAATTAAAAAATTATCTGGTGACCTACAAACCAGAGAGAGAGAATTGTTCCATAGCAATATGAGAGCAGAGATATCTGAGGCAACTAAACCTGTTGCAAAAGCACAGGCAGAATTAAAAGCCTCACAAAAGGTAGAAAGCGAAAAACAGAGGTTGGAAACTAAAAGAGTGCAAAATAGTTTGGCGAACCTTGAACAAACGGTTAACTCAAATACAGGAGCCTCTTCGTAGAAGGGTAACTCCATAAGAAAGGAGCATCGGAATGTCCAAAAAAGAAAAAACCACTGAAACACCAAAGGGTGATAACCTTGTTGATGTATTAAATGATTTTAATACAGGGGAAGGCTCACAAGATAAAACTGAGGTTGCTGAAAGTGAAGAGGAGAAGAAGGTTGATAATACTGAAGTAGAGGAAAATAAGTCTGAGGAAAAGGGAGAAAAGAAATCTTGGCTCATCAATAATAAATTTTCAAATGATGAGGAGGGTGCGAAAAAGCTAGCAACTGCTTATAAAGAACTTCAAAGTATGAGAGATAAAGAAAATGCATCTCCAGACAGAGAACGTTTTGAAAAGTTTAAGCAACTAGATAAAATAATAAAACAGAATCCGTCCGTAGCTCACGCTATGCAAGATGAACTTGAAAGATTAGCTAATAATCAGAATAGTGCTCCAGAAAAACCAGAAGACTATGATATCCTAGATGAAGGTATAGAAGGTACAGAATCATATAAATGGCGACAAGCCTATGATAAGTATCTAGTTGATATGGGAAGAAATGCTGCAAAAGAGGAAGTCGATGCTTTACGGCACGAAATGGCTCAAAAGCAAGCAGCCCAAGCTAGAATACTTAAATTGCGAGAAAAAGGATTATCTGATGATGATATAAAAGATTATCATACATTTATGACTGACAAGAAAAATCTTAACGATGACACTCTTGTTGATGTCTGGAAAATTCTAACTGGCAAAAAAGATATGGCAACTTCCAATCAAGAAACTCCTGTTAGTAATGCTGAACCAAAAAGAGTAACTGCTGCTGCTGTTACTGGAACTGCTCCAGAGCAGTTAAAACCAGAAACTAAAGCTAAAGAAGAATTTTGGGACGGTATTATGAAATCTGCACGTAAAGTATAGATAACATAAAATAACGGAGGTATAAAATGGCAAATCCATATACTTATGGTACTGGTACTGCAGGTCAGTTTACTGATGCTACGCAACGCCAGATACTAGAGTTGGGTGATAAGATTCATTTTTATAATCCAGATATGACTCCTTTATTGACTATAGGTGGACGTGTTGGGACAAATGTGACACCTGTACCGATATTTGAGTGGATGGAAGATGAATGGTTTATCCAACAAACAGTTTCATTACCAGGAACTGCATTAAAAAATGCAGTGAC